TTTCAAAGTCGATCAAAGCTTTTCACACATCGGGGGGCGTTAGGGGGGCGAATTGGGGGGCGTAGGTCAATCGATAACGGCCGGATTCAGTAACAGCGTCAACGTCTGCCGGTAATTCCACCTCATGCGCCAGCAACGTGGCCAATGCCCATAACTCCATCGATTCACGACCGGGATCGTTTGTAAAAACAACTTCATGTCTCATGCCATGTCCCCCTGCGATGTAGTATAATTTGGAAAGCATCGATAGAAAGGGGAAAGCAGATTGCGCGTCTCCCGAAGGAGATGCCTGCTGCCGAATCACCTTGAACGTGTTGGATGGTCGCAAGCCGAGTACGCCCGCCGATCTGGTAGGGATAAACGGGTTGTATCCCATTGGTGCCAGAATGAGCGTGTCATGAAGCCAGAGGATGAATACCTCGCCTCGCTCCTTCTCGGTTGCCGAATGGAAGACCTTCATGAGTTCGAAATCACCCAAGATGAGTGACAGCAGGCTTCGCGGACAGCTTGTCCGCGGCTCCTGAGGAAAACGGGACCAATTTGCTCCCATCTGTCACAAGTATAGCGCCCTCTGACTGAATATGTTGTCGAAGCCTGTCAACAGGAGGGGATCTCTAGGAGATTATTTTAGATAGCAGGAATCCTGGTTCGCCTAATTGAATATTTGCTCGAGGTGATGCGATGCTTTGCCATCTAAAAACCATCCTTGCCGTAGTAGGTCTCTCCCAGCAGCAGCTCGCCGAGCAGATCGGCTGCAGTCGGAACACCATCACCGCCTGGACGCGCCAAGGTGCGCCGCCGCGTTTGGATTATGCATGGGCGACCGTGGATGAAGTGAATCAGGCCGCAGCTCGCAAGGGCATAGATAAGCGTTGGCAGCTCGAAGATATTTGGGATAAATCATGATTTTTGTGCATCATCATGATTTTTGTGCATATGCTGTATCATCCCGACCAAGGAGATGGTGCAGAATGAAAGAAGTTGTTTACCAAGTCAGCTACCGCGGTGATCAGATCCGAACGATACGCGCCTCTCTCGAAGAGCGTAGAAAGCCGAGTGCGCTCGAACGGTTTGCCCCATGGCTTGTTGTTCTCGGCGGCGCGCTGATTGCGATCGGTTGGTGGATCGCATGGTAAAGTCGTTCCACGCTCGCCTAGCCGAGCTCTACACAATCAATAAACGCCGGGAGATGAGTTGCGCGGAACTGGCCGAGATTGACCACTGCCTGCAACAAAACGCCAAGTACGTTCACGAGCTGGCTTATCTGGAGAATCTCTCCATAATGGCATCGATGACAAGCGACGTTGACTGGCAACACGAGATCTGCCGCGATATCGACGACCTGATGCTGGATCCGCACGCTTCAAAAACAAAAAAGCCGGGCTCCCGTTGAGGAGACCCGGTGAAGAATGCACAGCAATCAATTATATGTAGAAACGAGTTAAAAAAGCCCGCCGACCAATTGGTCAGCGGGCTTTGCTCAGTCCAGCGGGATGCCCGCGCAGACGCGCAGAGCGTTGGCCATCTGATTATATCGGCCGGCGTCGCCACCGGCCTGCTTGGCGGCAAACCATGCCGGCGACAGCCATGAGTAGATGATCTCCTGGGCGTTGCTCTTAGGCAGCCCGGCGCCGGCCGCCGCGGCGCGGACGTTGGCCGCCAGGCGCTCGTAATGCGCGGCCTCCTCCTGCAGCCCTTGCTGCAGAGCGGCATGCCGCGCCGGCTGGATGTACGAGACGATGACATGGTCCCGCACGTCTGCCGGCAGCTTGGCCGCTTCGGGCGCCGGGCGAACGGCAGACGCCATCTCTGCGGTGACGTCGCGGATTAGGTCGCCCAGCGTCTTTCCTCCGACCGCGAGCGCCTGGTCGATATCTCGCTTGCGGGCCGGGTCCAACTGCCGGTGGCTGACGATGTGCGTCGACGGCGTCTTGCCCCACTTGCTGCAGCACAGGCCCATGTACCAGACCAGGCGCTGGTACGCTGCGGCAAAGACGATGCTGCCGCCGAAGCATAGCTCGATGCCTAGCGCCGCGTGGTTGGCGTCGTAGCCGTACAACTCGTTGTCCGTCTTGACGTTGCGGACAACGTGGTAAGCCTGCTCCGCCGGATCTGCGCCGGTGCCGGTCGGGATGATCTCCAAAATCCGCGTGTCGTCGATGAACACATGGGCCGAAGCGGTCCGCTCCGTCTGGCGGTCGAGATAGCGGTAATGGGCTTCGGCCGTCGCGCCCGGGTTGCCGGTATCATGGGCGACAAAAAAGGCCGGGTTGCCTGTTACGAGCCGGGTGCCTGGCCTTACATTGGAGCGCCGGTCGATGTAACGGCGCTCGATCGGATACTTATTGCTGTCCACGCTGTACCTCCTCGCCGGTGACCGCCTCGCGGGTCTGCTTCACAAGCTGGTTGCCGTAGACGGATACGGCTCCGCACAGGACGCCCTGGGTGACGCTCTCGACCGACCAGCCAAGCAGCAAACAGGTCAGCAGCACGGCGACCGCCGTGACGGCGTAGACGATGGTCCAGTTGGGCACGCGAGGCGTCTGCCGCAGCACGTAGCCGGTGATCCAGCAGACCGCCAGCACGCCGGCCAGCTCGGGCCGAATGAGTCCGTTGATGATTGTCCAATCCATGTTTCCCACGCTCCTATTGGATAAATTTGAGGACGAGGCCCAGCAGCGACGCCGCCAGGCCGATCAGGCCGAACGAGGTCGTGATAAGCCAGCGCTGTCCTTGTTTGATGCCGTCGACTGCGGCGCGCAGCTCGTCGATCCGGTGATGCGCCGCCCTGGCCCGCTGGTCCGCGTCTCGCGCTGTATCATCCGACTTGTCGAGCCGATCCACGAGCCGGCTGACGCTGCTGGCCATATCGGTTAAGGCTTTGTTGTTAACCTCCTGCAGCGTCTCGAGCTTGACGACTTGATGCGCAATTGCCTGCAACTGTGCTTCTGGAATTGTCATGTTGCCTCCTTAATCGAAAAAGAGACTCGCCGGCGCGAGCCTCTTAATCCGCAATGGAATTCTTGATTTTTGCAATGCGCTTATCTTTCTCGGCTTGAGAGAGCGTCTTGTTCTGACGAATCTCCTTCATCTTCGCCTTGGCTGCCTCCAGTTGCCGCTTCCGCTGGACTTTCTCGTAATGCGCTGTCTGGTCGGCGGATCGCAAGTACGAGCGCGTCTGCTTCTCACTAAGCGGCCGCAAGTCGTTGTGATTGTAACGCTGCCCCTCTGTCGTAGCATTGGGCGAAAAGGCAAGCGCGCGTCCAATGTTCGGCAGCGATCGCTCAACTGGATATTTCAACTTCCTCTCTTCAATCTCGGGTCCGGTCGTCAGCACGTTCTCCGTGTAAACACCGCCGCGAGCGATGGCGTCTCCCCCTTGAATTGTCTTTTTAATCTGATTGCCGCCGAACGGGAGGACGAATTTGAACAGCGGATCCGTCACCGCCCCGGCCGCCAGCAAACCGGAGCCGAAACGGGTAGGGTCCTTGTCGCCGAAGAACTCCTCGCGTGTCGGCAACTCCGTGCCGTATAAATTAGCGCCGTACTCCGGATAGAGGCCTGCCAGCGTCTGCCCGAACGGAAGATTGGACAGCACCTCGCCGCCTACTCGGCCGAGCCGGTTCAGCGCCGGCATGTCTTCGCTGGAAGCGTCCACGAGTGCGTCAATTGGATCGAACACGACGCCGCTCCCGGTCATCTTCTCAAAGGCTTTGTTCAGCAGCCAGTTTGCTGCGAATAGCGTTATGAGCGCTCCGAAGCGCTTTTCGTCCACGAACTCTTTCTGCACGCGCCAAAGGTTGTTGACTTCCAACTGAAACGGCGCGACCAGGTTGAACATCTTGGACTTAATCAGCAGCGGCTGCTCCCCAACGCCTCGACCGCCGAGCAGCCGGCGCGTGTTCTCGTCGGCAAACTTCACGGGGTCTGCGACCTTCTGCCGAATCCCTTTGGCGAAAGCGGTGTTCCAGACGAAGGTCGTGCCGACGCGATCCGAGGTCTCCATCATCCACTCAGCGAACCGCTTCGGCTGCTCCCACCAGCGCTGATCGAAACGACGGAAGGATTTGTCCAAGTAGCGTTCGCGCAGGAACGCCGACCGCGCCATCGCTTCATTGGGCTGCCAAATGCTCTCGAGCGTCCGGAGCGCCCCCGCCGGGGCGTCGATGCCGCCGTAAGCAATGCCGTTCGGGATGTTCGCCATCTGCGAGAGAGTCGATCGGACATTGCCCAGGATTACATTGGACTTAACCCGGTTGTTCGCCTTATTGAGTAGCAGCAGCGCCTTCCGGCCGCCAACCTCCTCCACCCACCGATCCACAGGAGACGTCTTGCCTGCCAAGTCGTTCGCATAGTTATTCAGGTACTTGATGAAGTTGTTGATATTCGCCGTCGTTTCCGTGTCGGCCGCGAGGCGCTTGGCCAAGTTTCTGAACACGGCGATGTGCGGATCGATATGCGCTGCATAAGCCGCCGCCGGAATGTATTCCAAGAAGCCGCCGACCGCATCATTTTTAAACTCACCCAGCCCCCGCTTCTGTTTAAACGATGCCCACTTGGTTTTCGGCTGCGTGAACGGAGATAGTCCTGCCAGTGAAGGGCTGATCTTGCCAGACGAGGTGTCGAACAGATTTTTCAGCCCGCTCCAGGCATTCATCTCCTGAAAGTGCCGATAGTAGTCCGCCCGCTTTGGCACAAGCTTTTCCGGGCGATCCGGATAGATGCGCGAGACGGACGCGTTCACCTGGTCGATCAACGTATCGTACTGCTGCCGGAACCAAGCGTCAGCGCGGATGACGTTCTTCCAAGTCTTCGGCGCAAGGTCCTTCAGCTCGTCTATGCTAATCTGCCGCTCGCCGTATCTCTGCACCAGTGCGGAGTCACGACTGCCCTTCCGGATGCTAAGCTTCTGCACGATGTCGGACTGGAGCTGATCGGTCAGATTCTTCTGCATCTGTGCATACTCACCTTTTGCGGCATCAAACGGATCGAGGATCGCTTTCTTCACAGGTTCAAAATCCTCGCCAAAGACCTTCTTGAAATTCCGGTAAACGTCCCCGGTATTTAAGTTGATGTTTGAGAGGTCCTTCAGCTTCTGCGCGCCGAAGCCATTCAGTCCCAGCTCCTCGGCTTCGATCGTGGCGCGCATGACTTTATACTGAGCCTTCGACCGGGTAAAGATGGCATGAACATGCGGACGGATCTCCTCGCCAAAGTCGCGCACAAGGGCTTCGCCGAAGTCGGCTAGCTTGACCGTCCCCTTCAGCATGTAGGCCGCGCCAATCTTCGCATACTGGCCGTAGACGTCCGCTGGGTTGCTGCTCAATCGATGCTTGCTCTTCGCGAGCTCCGCTCGGGCGCTTGCGATCAGATCATCCGCATAGGCCGCGACGCGGTCGCGCACCCGTGGCGCTACCTCCTCCGACGCCGGCAGGGCAATGTCCTCCGTATCAAAGGGAATCGTACCATCCCACTCCGGCTGGAGAGGGGCGTTATCGTTCCGCGGAGCCGGAGCCTCCTTAACGGAAGCTGCCGGCTCCATCTTTGGGGTTGTCGGAGTAGCCTCTGATCGCCGCAGCACCTCCAGCCGCCGGCCGACAAGATTCACCGGCGCATCGGCGGCCGCCACAGCTCCTCCTTGGTAGCGATCTGCCATTGACTTGACCGGCAACGGCGCCCCAGCAACTTCACGAGCATATTGATTCTGCCGAGCAGCCGCGAGCGAATCGGCAGCCGGCCGCCTTGTCGATGCAGGCTTATACGCCAAATCTATCAACTCGTCCAGACTTGGAGCGTCGCGACCCGCCATCTGCGACCACAAAGATGCGAGATCCATGTCCTCTCTTCCAGGAGTCAGCTTCCCTTCGCGCTCGAGCTGCTGCGCGCGGCCAATCAGCGTTTCAAACTGCTCCCGGTAAGGATTCGCTGTCTGCGTCTTCCGTCGCGCGATAGTCGGGGCTCCGATTGCCGGCTCTGGGAGCCCAAGCGGGGTCACCTCGCCATGTCCATAGACCACGCTAGGGCTCCCGTTCGAAGGCGTCGGCTCTACGGCATTGCCGCTCCTCCGTTTCAGGCTATCCGAGGCTTCGGGCAGCGCCAAGATGCGTTCCGCTTCAGTCTTGGCCACGCCGCGACGAGCAAGAAGCCGACCGAGCGCGCCTGCCACCCCACCCGCTACGGCGCCAAGAGCACCGCCCGCAGCAGCGTTGATGCCGATGTTGGCTGCAACATCCGTCAACGCTGCCATAGCTCCCCGGTCCACCCCGCGCGAGATCTCTCCGTTGGCGCCAGAGATCGCGCCCATTGCCGCGCCAACGCCGGCACCGCCGAGCGCTGCTTTGCCTATGCTGCCCGCTTTGGCCGCTGGCCCGAACGGCAGCAACATGCTGAGTCCTCCGCCAACGGGGGCACCGAGTTTCGCCGCGGGGGTCTGGTAGTGCTTCTCTGCTTCTCGTCCGCGAATCAGCTTCTCGATTGATTTGCTCGTACCAAGAGTCGCGTCGGAAAGCGCTCCGCGGGCAAAATCATCGACAGCCTTTGGCGCTGTCGGATCCACGACGTCTCGCGCCATGCCGACCACTGCTGTGCTGAAAGGATCGCCGTCATTAAAGCCGAGCGTTCCCATCAGCTTGTCCAAGCCCAACTTCTTAGGCACCGTCTGCAGCTTCTGCAGAACAGGGTTCTTCGGCGTAGCAGACCGAGGCGCAGGCGTCGACCGCACCGCTCCCGCAGGTGGAGTCGCCATCTGCTGCAGCCTTTGCCGAACCACGGCCGGCCCCGTCAGCCGAAGCGCGTCTGCTCGCAAACTATCCTGCTCGGCCTCGTGCTGCTGCAAGGCTTGAGCTCGTGAAGATTGGTAGGCAGTTGTCACCGGCGGCTTGGTATGCGCGCCGCTCAATACGCGCTCGCGCGCCTCAAGGCCGTGCTGTATGCGCGCCATCGCATCCTTTCGCGTCGACATTACGGTCACCCCTTGTACTGGTTGTAGAACTTGGTCACTCCGGAAACCCAGTGGTTGTTCAGTCCGTTCGGGTCATTGGATGCGCCTATCGGCGCATAGATGGCCCCAATTTGCGGGATGGACTTGCCCCGATATCGATCCGTGGCGAGCAGCTTCGCGACCGCATCGATGCCCTCTTCGGCGCTGCCGTAGGTGCGAAGTCCGCCACTGCCCATTATTCCGCCGAAGTTGTTCTTGGACTTCGCTGCCTTGCTGGTCATATTGCCCGTTTCGTGCTGGATGATGGCCTTGACGAGTGCCGGGTCCACTCCATACTTCTTCGCCGCCGACTCGATTACAGCCGCGTTGCCGGAGACCCCTTTCGAGAGGTCGACCGACCCGGATCCTACTTTCCCAAGCCGATCTCCTTATCGAAACCGGCAATTTCCGCCTTGGTCAAGCCCATCGAGAGCATGACCTGCTCGTCCTGGCCATCAGGTAGGCCATAATTGACGATTGTCCGATAAAGGTCCTTTTTCGAAATGTTCGGCAGCATCGCGCCGTCTTCGTCCGAAAACTGCCGCCGCACCTGTTCCAGCACCTGGCCAGCGCTCATGCCGCTGTATTCAGGCTGCTTGTTTTGTTGACTGGCGAGATCTGCGTCCAGCGCCGCCCATTGTCTGGCATTATCATCCTGTGACAGCGCGAGCTGGGCACTGCGGTAGCTGTTGTCATCGTCCATTTGGAGCCGCTGCATCGCGTAGCCGAGTCCATATTGGCGGACATTTTCGTCGAATTGAGCTTTCCACTGAGCGTCGCCGATGGCGTCACGCGCGCGCTGGTAAGCCCGGTTTTCCGCGTCCGAGCTCTTTTGGTAGGCCATGGTCTGATCAAACTGCTTCGCCGCTTGAGTTTTCTGTCCGTTGCCGAACTGTCCGATGGAATTGCCATAGTTAAAGCGGTTCTCCCACTGCTGCTGATCGTTGCCTCGGTTCTGCTGGTCGACCCCCTGGTACATGGCCAGTAGCGAGCCCGCATCACCGACCGTATCGCGGGATTGCTGATAGCGCATGCCCTCCTCATCGCGGAAACGATCGTAGGCTTGCGCCGTCAGTTGGGGCAGCAACTGCGCATCCACATCAGCGATCGCCTCTTGTTGAATGCCGGCGACGCGGTCACTCGTCATCGTGCTGTCGAGGATGCCACGTTTGTTGAGCTCGGCCATGGCGTCGCCGCTCGCCCCTTGGGCATTGGCACGAGCTCTGGCCAGAGCGGCCTGATAGATCGGGTCAGCCGACGCGTCATACGAGAACGTCCCCGGCGTGTACGCGGGTTTCTTGAGCATCCCTTCAATGTTGGCGAGCTGGCTGTTCACCTTGTTGCCCAACTCGACGTTCCTCACCCTGGATAGCGCCGAAGAAAGGGCATCGTTACTCGCGAACGACGTTCCGTTGGAAATTCTGGATGGGGCGAGCGCATCCAAGCCGTTGACTGTGACCATGCCGCGCACCTTGTCGTACCCGATATTGGAGAATCCGTTATCCGTGAAGTATTTCCGGACGCCGCTCTCCCCAGGTCGCGCGATCAAGTCGGCAGCCTGTACAGGCTTTGCTGCCGCGGGAGCCACTGCTTGCTTTGTGGCTGAAGCTGTCGCAGGTTTTACCGCCGCCTGAGTCTGTTTGTACAGTGCAGTGCTCGCTGCCGTTGGATTCGTCAGGGCGATACCTGCCTTAGCCTTCCGCTGAATCTCCGCTTGCTGCTGCGCTGCCGTCAGCATCATTTTCGCCCCCCGTTTCGGATGCTTTAATCGCTTCATATTTCCGCTGGATCTCAATCATTTTTGCGGCGATCGCCGTAGTGTCGCCCTGGTTGGCCTCAACACCGAGCTTCTCGAGCGACAGCGCGTACCACTGCGCCTGCAGCTGATCGAGAGCCTGCTTGAGTACGAATTTCTTGATTTCCGGACTAATTTCCATGTCATCCTCCCGATAGATCATTGATTTGGCTTTGCAACGCCGAAATGGCACTCCAGAGACTTGCCAATTGCGGGTCGAAAGCGCTGATGTTCGTTTGCAAGCCTGACAGCACAGATCCCAAGTCGGTCGTCAGATCTCGGATTCTGGACCAATCGTCCACCTTGACCATGCTCAACTTGAGATCGTTGTAGTTGGCGTTCAAAAACATCGGCCCTCCCGACGAGAGCCCAAAACCTCCGGGACCGTGATACATATAAGTAAAATCACCGGCGTAGCCGAATAGCACATAAGGCATGGTCAACCCGTCAACCGGCTGCGTCCCGACGCGAATAAACTCTGCCGGCGATGTGTACGCCCCAAAGAGATCGTTCACCGGATCGACCGCTACATAAGGATAGCTGCCATCCTTGCTTTGGATAGTCCACCCCGTGGCTACTCCGCGCCCAGAGTCATAGACCCTCCAAGGAGCGATATCCGGAAGAGGACTGCCGGCCCAGAAGCGAACGTTCTCGGCATACCCGTAAGCGCTGTACAGGCCGACCATACCGTCATAGGCTTGGAACCGATCTTGCGAAACCTGCCAGCCGCTTATCTCCCGGACGTTTGACGTGCTGAGATTGCCGTTCGCGAGAAACTCCAGCTCCTTTTGCATTTTGGCGACCATGTCCGCGAGCTCCGATACCGACTCGTTTCCCAGCGGCCGCGCGAATGTAATCTGGCCCATAGCTCCTCCTTATATCGCGGGAAGATCTTTTTGATCCCAGGCTAGCTCCCTAATCGTCACCGGCCCGCTGCCACTGATCTTGGTTCTCAAATAAGGGCTCAGCGCCATCTGGAATGGCGTGATCGGGATTCGCTTATTCGCGAGTGCCGCTTCGTTAATGCTCCCAACGCTAACCCATCCGCTGTCGGCCTCCGGCTCCTTCGATAAGTAAATCGTCGCGTAGCTGCCAGCAGGCTTCTCGATCGTCCACCACATCCGCAGCCAACGCAGGTTCATCGCCATAGATTCAGCGGTGAATGTCTTGGACTGCCACTCCCAGTTGATCGGCTGTCCGGCGTCGGTCGCCCCTCCCATCCGCAGCACACGGCCTTGCGCATCGGCCATGTACAGCGTCTCGCCCATTTTAAGCATGTGCGTCGGGCTAATGCCTTTCCAAATCCACCAGCTCTTTTCCTGAGAGTCCCATACCAGGATTGTGTCTGCGTTCGTCGTGGACTGCGTAGGGATTGCGACGTATAAGAAACGTCCATCCGACCCCATGCAGCAGTATTTGAGAGCTGCTTTTACCATCCCGTCGATATGAGCCTGCACCGGCTGACTAAACGCCTTAGATGGCCTTACTCCGCCGCTGTAGGTGTAGATGCCGGACTCGCTCAGGAAATACATGACGCCGCCTAGGTTGGTGATGCTTTGATCGTTGACACATCCGATATCTTCGGCGACCGACACAAATGCAAAGTCAGATGGACTGGTTCCGTACAATTCCCACGATGACGACGGGAAGAACACCGTTGCGTGGCCCGCGCCGGACTTGATTCCGACGATGTTCTCTCCGACATACGTCTCTTTCCGTATCATCCCCGGTGAACTGTCGTTGGGCCGGCCTACAATTGTCCACTCGTCAGCCACGTTAAGCCCGCTGTACGCCACGCGGTTGTCAATGGCGACATAGAGCCTATTGTCGTGCTGGTCGACGTAATTCGCACCGCTAGGGGCGTTTGCGAGATCCTGAACGGAGGTGCCGTCATATCGTTGCATAACGTTTGCTCCGTTGACTCCGATCAAGTTGGTATCGCTATAGCCGCCTTTGAAATTGGCAAAAGACCATTCTAAAGAAGGGTTTAGACCGCTTTTCAACGTGTCCCACCCAACTCCGTTCAATTTACGCCAAGTCCCGTCCGCAAAAACGGCGTGCAATTCTCGGTTTTTCCAAGCAGCAAGACCCAGCACTCGCGCCCCTATCGGCCCGCCGACAATTGAAAACCCCGGCCTGGTCGACAACGCAGGAGCTTTGAGAGAAAACAGGTTGATCGCTGCCGGCGAAAATGACTCTCCGATACTAAATGTATCCATTTTGCTGACTCCTGAGAATGATCTAATTGCGACAGACGGGGTCTTGTTGGCAATAGACGGCCAGTATTCCAATAAATCACCTCCACTTTTTATTGACAAATAATGATACAAAACGTATCTTTAATTCAACGTACAATTCCCGTACATAATTGGAGGTCGCAGATGAAGAAAAGTGAACGTATCGATATCCGTGTCCCCTTGCCTCTGCTCGCCGAAATCGAGGAGTACCAGCGTGCAGAGAAGATTCCGACCCGGACAGGAGCACTGCTCGAGCTCGCTCGCATCGGACTTAAACAGAAAGGAGGCGAAAAGCCATGAGCATCGCCGCAGCTAGGTTTCCTTTGCAACGCGAGCGGATAAGCTTTGCAGAAACTTTGACGATCCCACTACTCGGACTTACGATCTTCGTCCAGTCTGTCGTTGTCGGGGGCATCAACATCAGCCTCTCGGACGTTTGGCTGTTCATGATTCTGTTTTTTGCCGTCGCTGAACTTGATCGACTTCGGTTAAGAGTTGGCTATTTGTTTGCCTCCGGTGCTTACCTTGCCTGGTGCTCCGTTTCTTTCTTTTGGGCGGGTGATGTAATGAAATCCTTTGCTCCGTTTGTACAATTTTTCGAATTCATGGTGGCTGGCGTTATTGTCTTCGGTAGCCTGACCCAAAAAACTTCGGTCATCCGAATTCTTAAATTTTATGCCGTCATGGCTACTATGCTGGGCCTCGCGTCCGTCCTATTCGCCATTGCGACACGATCATTCAGCGCCCTGTACTTCCTCGATTACCACAAGAATGCACTCGGGGCCATCGTTGGCAACAATATCCCCTTGCTGGTTGGGTTACTGCTTCTTCCGGAATTCAAGCGACGGCGCGTCTGGATAATAGCCGCCTTGTCAATCAGCTCGCTGTCGCTCCTCATTACAACGTCTCGCGGATCTATGCTCGGGGCCATCGTCGGTGTCTGCATTCTCTTTTTCCTCATCTACCGCGTTCGACTGGTTGTCCTTTTCGCGACCTTAGGCGCCGGACTGTTCTGGCTGTACACGCGCTTCATCGCACCGGACTATCTCGAGAGCTTCACACGTACGGACCAATTTTCCTCCGCCTATAGCCGAGTGACGATCTACAACGATGTTTGGGCAAAGATCCAGGAGGCGCCAATGCTTGGACACGGACTCGGAAATTACTTCATCGAAATCATTTACCTCGGTTTCCGCCAGAACGATCCTAACAATGTGTTCTTGCTCAACTTGGTGGAGATCGGCCTTGTGGGTCTCGTTCTGTTCATCGTTCTCATGGCGTATTTCTTCGTGCAGGCTCTTAAAAACCGCCGCGCATTCCGAAGCAACGCCAACTATCTCGTCCTCTCTGCTACGCTGTTTGGATGCTTTGTCTCTCAACTCGCGCATATCCAAGTTGACGTATCGTGGTTGCGCGGGACTGGCTTGTTTATGTTCGGTTGTGGTGCAATGATGCTCTGCCTTCCGCACCTGAAGGAGGAAAGAACGTGAAGAAATCAATCATGCTTGGATTTCCATTAATAACTCTGATCGGTCTGGTCGTCCTCGTGAATGTCACAGCTTCAGAGGAGCATTGGTACAATATCGTTTATTTAATCACAATCGGCTTCATCATCTTACTAGGGACCATGATTAACAACATTTTCGAAGGTAAGTCCAACAATGTAGCTCGTTGTGTTTTGTTAATGCTGGCAAATGTCCTTTTGTTTATCTCCCACTTCTCAATTTACATTTACGTCATAACACTCGTTCTCATTTGTTACGCTTTGGCGCGTCCGATATCGAAACGGGAACCTACGCACGAGTAAATATAAAGAGCGCAGCTCAGCGGCTGCGCTCTTTATATTTCGAACCACATTCCTGCCCGCCGAACGAACGTGATGAACTTTCCAAATCCTTGAAGAACTTTGTTCACCCCTGCCTGCATAATGATCTTGGCCGGGTCGTGAACAAATGTGGTCGCCGTGCCGTTGATGCTCATGAGCCTCAAGATCTGTCCATCCCGACCGTCAAGCATATCCGTGACCGACGTCGGAACCGTATTCGCTACCTTGAAGTCACTCGAACCGGAAATATGGTTGTACCCGACAGATGGCGTGCTCGTGTTGATGTCAAACTGGATCAAATCATTCGCCCTGGCCCGCACATTGGTATATTCGATATAGGCTTGGCCCCCCCCGAGGAGTTTCGGTGGGGTTACCCCGAGAATCGTATTATCGAATATATTCCGCTCGCCAGCCACCCTGAACATTGTCGATGATGCGTCCGGAGTCGTTCCTCCTCCGGAGTCCTCAAAGTGGTTGTCGCAGATCGTGTTGTTTGAACCCAAAATGTCAATGACTTGCCGCTTATTGTTCAGCGATTTGGTAATGAATCGATTGTCCGTGATGATGCTGCTATCCTTGACGACGATCGGGAAAGCACCGCCGCCGGCATAGAGGTTGTCGAACGTGTTCGCATCCATCGTAACTCGGGAAACGGATGTTAGATCCTGCTTAAAGATCCTAGCTCCGTCCTTCGTTGGCGAGGTGAAGTCATTGCCGATAAACTTCACGAGCCCTTGACCCTTGAGATAAAACGTATGTGGCTGCAGATCCGGATTTGCATATGCAGTCAAGTCCGTTGCAGATCGCGTGACAAACTGGCAGCCCATGAAATTGATTTCTTGCACATTATCCAAGAAGAATGGACTTGATAGCGACTGGCCAGCATGCAACTCGAATTTAGTTTTCTCGAAATAAATATGTCGGGCGAGCTTATTAGCGTAAAGCATGAAAGGGTTATTTTCCATATGCAGCGCCGTCACGTGAACTGCATTGGTGTTGTTGATCCCCGTAGCATCGCCCTCGAGTGAGAGAGCTGCATACGTACCGTCCGTGCCGCAGTACATGATGCGCCCACCGTAAATGTATCCATCATAAACCTGCACCATCTTCAATGCTTCTCGCCTGAATCCGGTAATGTACAGGTCTGAAATGGTGAATTCCGTCTGGACGCGCTCCATATAGACCGCCACCCTATCAGCAGCATTCGCCGACGTGTTCCAGTGATCAGAACCTAGGATGTGCAAGCTTCGAAGACCTCCGCCTTTCATCATTCCGGAAGCTCCGTATATCCCTGCGGCAGGAATAAAGCTGATTACCGGATCAGAAACATTCTTACTAGGCAAAATAACCGATCCCATAGTACGCCTTTCAGGGACTTGAGAGGCTTCCGGTGAATTTTCCCCCGCCAAGATTAAACCACAGTCGCTCACGAGGCCTCCAGAAGTCCTGTACCCCCCATTGGGGAAATAGAGCATCGCCATCCCATTCGCATTTGCATAATTAATTGCACGCTGGATTGCCAACGTATCATCTGTATACCCGTCCCCGCGTGCGCCGAAGTCTCGAACGTTGCAAATGATGTCCTTCCATATGGCATGGTTCTTGTTTGCCTGCTCATACTGCTGGGCGATAAGCTTCATGGAGTCCATCACATAAGCCCTCCGAACACATTCTGAATCTGCATGGGTGGGTAGACCCTAGAGCGCATGTACTGCTCTTCCAGATCGTTGTACTGCGCCACAAACCCATTCGCCATCGCGGTATCCTGGGCCGATTCCGCGAGCTCCTTGCAGAGCCGGTAGACGAGCATCATATGCCATGCTTCATCAAAATCAGGAATCTGCCCCCTGCCGCTGATCGGTGCCGGCTCCATGTAGTGGAAAACGACGAGCCCGCCTGGGATGTCCTTTGTCGGCGTCGGGTAGAGGTTCAAAGAATTGCCTTCAGTTACATAATAAAAATACCCAGGAGCATATCCAGGGATTGCATCGCGTTTGTATGTGCAGCCGTCAACAAGGACGCCGATGATATTACTTGGCGAAAACGGCACGGAGTAAAATGGATTCCCCGAAATGATATCAAAGCTTGTCGCCGTCTCCGGCTGATAGAGGTAACGAGAATATTCCTTAACTGCGTTTGAGAGCAGTAGGAAAAGATACGTGTCGTCGAACCCGTGAGGGTATTTCGACGACACGATGGTCAGGATTTGGTCTACGTTCAATGGGATTCGCTCCCTTCTTACAGCACCTTGATTTCTTTTGTTACGCTATCCTTGATTCGTTTGTTGACTGCCATCGTCTTGGAGTGGCTTTCTTTCCAGATGTCTCGAATGACGACAGGGACCTCGAATTCAATGCCGCGTGGAATCGCATAGATGATGCCGTTCCAGCCAACGATTGCGACATCATCCGGGTTATTTTCATCTACCGGAATTTCGATCGTTACCTTTGGCATTTCGGCGAGCTGTTGCTTGAAGCTGCGCTCTTGAGCGCGGATCTGGGCTTCGAGGTTTTTTTCGTTTTGAGTTGCAGCTGCTTGATTCTCAGCCTGGGCTTCCTGCTCTTCCGTTTTCTTTTGGGTCATTTCTTTTTTCCTCCCTTGGATTCCGCTGAGTAAGAGGGGCATAGCCCCTCCCCTTTTATACCGTTGCCCCGGACTCGTACCGGACGATGCAGAGCTCGTTAAGCCGGACGACGGTGAATGCGCATTTCCAGGCACACGTCGCGAATTGGTTCAGCGGGTCGGAGACGCCGCCAGAGCCTGGCGGATGGACGATGATGTCGGGCTTGCTGGAACCTTCGATGTCCGGCCCGGCGTAGGCGGCGCGGCCCACGAAGATCGTGCCGAAAACGTCAGCACCGCCAGACCCAGCACCCGCGAACTTGACGCCGTTGTCTACCTCGAGGAAGTAGATGCCGTACATCGTGCCGAGGATGCCTTCTTCGCGGTTTTTCGTGTTCACGTAGGTGTTCTGGTCCTTCCATTCCTGGGTCGTCATGAGATCCGTTGCGACGTCCGTGTGAATGAAGGCCAGCCAGCCCATGCCCCCGCTTGGCAGCTTCACTTTCTTAACCTTATTGCGCTTCATCGTCCGGCGGACGCGGAGGATGTCCATGGCCGAGATTTTGTCCGTGGCGAGCAGCGTGTTGCGGGCGGACTTGCCGTTCGCATAGACAACGTTGCTGCCGGCCGCCAACACGTCGCGGTAGATGGTGTCGATGGACTCGCCGGCGTTCTCGCCCATGAGTTCGGATGTCTCGGTCATCATCGGGTCATATCCGGTCATCATGATGAAGTTGGAAAGCTTGGTCCAGGCTCCGTACTCCTGCACCGTGGCCGTGATCTGCGTGATGTTCAGATCCACTCCGTCAGGCGTCACGCCTTCCGTCAGCGCCGTCGTGGATACGGCGAGGGAGTTGAGGCGACGGAACTGCGTCGTGGCTCCCTTATTTTTTGGGATGTTCTTTTTCTCTCCGAACTTGGCGTACTGGAGCTCCGGCGTCAGGCGTTCCAGCATGGCATCCTGGTAATACGTGTGCTGCTCCGGGGTCAGAGCGTTAACCCCCGATGTGGCGTTATAGCCTTGAACGTTCGTTGCCATTAGAAATCACCCTCCATTAAATTGATGTTACCTCGCCGCGCTTCACCCGCTCGCGGAATTGACGGCGCTCATCTTTGGACATCGACATGTAACCAGACTTCTCTTCCGCCCCTTCGGCGCCGAGCGCGCCGGGGGAAGATGTGGCGTTGTTCGTGAGACCGCGAATCGTGTTAGCCTCTGTCTCCTGCTGAATCTTGGACAGCTTGTCGTGATGGGAAGCCAGGATGTATGCATCTTCCAGCGCATAACCTTTGCTTTGAACAAGCCCCACGATTTTGTCGCCGTATTGGTCAAAATCAGGATACTTGGCGCGTAGGTCGACCAGTTCCTGCTGGATGCGGAATTGCTGCCGTTCCGACTCAAGCTCCTGCTTGGTCTTCGTCAGCTCATCGACTTGCTCGCGCAAAGGCTGCAAGTGTTCAAGTACGACAGACTGGTCGACACCCAGCCGGCGCGCCTCGTCCTCGATGCGCAGCTGCTGCTCCGATTCCTCGATCGCCTGCAAGTATGCTTCTGTGCTTGGGAAGCCGTGGTACTTTGCGGCGCGCTCGAGTTGCCTTGAATGCTGCTCGAATTGATCTGCTTGTCCCTGCAGCTTGTCGTAGTTAAGCCCTTTCTGGATCCAGCTCGGTGCCTCGTCCAGCCCGATAATGCGTTCTTCGTGATTGTACTTAACTTTGATGCCTTCTGGGTTTGGTGGCGCCTCCTGCGTGGTAACAGTAGCCGCTGTTTCAGTCGTTGTGGCTTGAATCGGTTCGGCGCTATGGGTGGCGCTTGCTTGCGTCTCTTCCATCTGTCGTTGCCTCCTCGGGATATGGTTGTCCCAACCTAAACGGGCTTGCGCAGTCTCAGCGCAAGCCCGTTACTTTACGCCGCCCAAGACAACATCATAGCTATGCGCTGTGGCATCCTGGTTAGTTAATGTGACGTAGACTACTGTGCATGGAAGGTCTGTCTGAGGGATGTTCACCCTGTTCATGCTCGTTACCGCAACGCTTGTTCCTGCCGCAGCGTTAGGATACATACCGCTGCTTCCGGATGTATGGGCGTATTCAATCCTTAAGGTCATATTGTGAGGTTCTGCAGTTTTACATACTGCGTAAGCCCATATTCGTCTGAAATCCACGACTGGAGTTGCAGCGATTGCTATTGCCGTTGCTCCTGCAGGAACTGAAATGTTCAATGTTCTAGCTATTTCTGAATTTATATTTAGCATCTCTGCTAGCTCAACCGATCTTCCCTGTGTATCCCATCGACTTGTCATCTCGTACCCTCTCTCGCCGCGGCCGCAGCCTGGGCATTTTGCCCCTTCACCTGTTCAAGCTCAAGCCGCTGTTCATGTTCCCTCTCCTTTATCGCCAGCTGCTGCTCAAGTTGCGCTGCCGCCTCGGCCTGCGGGTCCGCTTGCTGAGCGCCGGACATCGCCTCGGCTTGCTGCTGCTGTTGCATCTGCTCCTCCAGCTCTTTCAGGAGACGATCTTTAAACGGCACGACGTTCTTCGGCGCGTACCGAAGATACTGCTCCGTGCTGATCGCCTGCTTTTCATAGAGCTTGTCCAGCGAAGCCATCATCAGCTGCTCGGAATAGCTCGAGCTCGGCCCGATATCGATCTTCAGATTCAAGCCGATGTCAGCGTAATCCGTACCCCTAAACGTCTCTGCGTACCCTTCACCCTCGTCATCCTTCATCGCCACGCGCCGCGCCGTGTTGTACTTCGTCTTCCAGAATTCCTCCCATACGCGTCCCACGTCCTCCATTGCTCGATAGAAGCGTTTTTTGATGCTCTCAATCGGCACGCCAGCCGCTTTTTGCAAGAGCATAATTGCACTGGCGTTCAGGTTACCGGACTGCATATCACCCGTTGCCGCATCCTGCGCGCTGCTCAGGGTTTTGGTGTAATCGATAAACGAGTCAATCAGCTTTGGAATATGCGGCGACATCTGTCCAGGCGTCATGTAGTCCGCGCCGGTCTCTCCTTGCGGCGACCGATCGATAAGCGGAACGCTCGGATCGTTGTTGATCTGATTCGGATCGACGTACGCCGGGTTGATCTTCATTTTCGGCCAGCCTGTTAGCTGGCTGCTGTAAACGCTCATGGCGAGCATGAGGTTAATCGCCCGCTGGTTCGGGACGATTCCTTCGGCGTCGCCGATACCATGAATGGACTTCTTCCGGCGCTTCCACTGCATAACGACGAGCGGGTAGCTCTTGAATCCAGTGAAGGTCGGTTTTTTCACGAGCTGGCTGCCGGCCGTCCGGCAGAACATGACTTGCCCATCCTCTCGCCAGTACATCGTTTTTACTGTGACCTTTGTGCCCTGGCCGACTTCCTTTCGTGCGCCGTCGTAGCCCTCGTCAGTCTGATCCGAGTCGCCCTGGATGGTCGAGACGAGCTCGCGGCTCAGCCCGTTGGCCATTGCTTCCTCGCGAACCGAGTCGACCATCTCGCGATGCGTGATGATGACGAACGGCTGCTTCTGGACGCGGCGCTGCTGCGGGTTTCCGAAGAAAACGTTAATCGGATCGAGCGTCTCGCCCTGCATCTCCCCGATCCAAGGCATTGTCATTCCGCCTTTAACCGATGAATCCCAGTAGTAATGCCAGATGCCCGTTCCGGAGTTGGACGCGCTCTCCAACGCCTCTTCGTTGAGTTCGTCCTGTTTGATCAGTTCCCAAACCGTGTCGCTGTACCGTGTGAAAGACTCAGCCGCTTGGATGGCCACCAATGCTTCCGGACTCTGCTCGCCTTCGTCAACGGCTTCTTGAGGCGAGAACAGCATCTTCACGTTTTCGTTCATTACGGTTGATACCTTGTGGTTGCTGATAAAATCGATGATGTTGAAGACGGGACGCGGCAAAGACTTGGTCCGTGCCGTCGCCGGCGGCCACTGGTCGCCCGCCTTCATCCGCTCATAGAGCGGCCATGCATCCAAGAAACCGCGGCTACGCAGGTACGACTTGCCTTCGGTGTATCGTTTGTCAACGAGCCCGACGAGCTCTTCGCCTGCAGCTACTTTACTCAATCCTAACCACCCCCTCTGCTCCTACCCATTCGTCAACCACACTTTGTACTCGAGCCTTCTCTTCCGAATCAGGCTGCGGTTGAGGCTTCTCCAGCTGCCGACGAATGAAGGCGTTCAACGCTCGGATTGTCTCCGGCTCCAAATGGGGCCGCTCCAGGATCTGCGCGACCTCGATGAGCTTTACCACTCCATGATCCCTCCTGTATACGGTTCTTCCACCTGAAACGGAAACGGTGTCGGTTTGGGCGGCGGCTCCGGCAGCTCGCCGCGGTGGTAGATGAACCGATGCAGCGCCTGGCTCATGGCATCGACCTGGTCGTCATGCGTGCCTTTAGGGAAGGCGGCGCACTCCTCGACGAAGTCATGAATCCACTCCGCCTGCCGTGGAAGATACGTGTTGCCTGACTCGATGTAGGCGGAGACGGCATTGACCCTGGCGACCTTGCCGCCTTCCGGGTTGACAGCCACGATACCGCCCATCCGCTGCCGCAGCGTCGAAATGATGGCCGAGCCGTTGGCCTTGTCCTCGACCAGCTTCAGGACGGCGTCCGGGTGCTTGGTTGCCATGTTCTCGAGCGTTTTGACCGTCGCCGGGAAGTTCATCCGCGCACGAACCTGGTCGATGAGGTACATGTCGGCATTGACCTTGCCCCAGACCTGGATGACGACGAAGTCGCTGTCCGCCTCGTCCTTGAAGGCGGCGTCGACGCTGATGAGCTGTGAAGCCATGGGCGGAAGCGTGTCATAATACTTCCACCACTGCCGCTTGAGCATATTGCCCTCTTGGCTGCTTGGACGGCCTTGGAACAAGGCGTTGAAGGAGCCCGCGAAGGCCCTGCGCCGCTCGATGAATTCCTGCCCGTAGCGCTCCGGCCATAGCGGCTCGCCCAGCTGCCGGCCGAGTGGGTTGCCCTCTTCCTGCAGGTGCTTCTCGTCGGCTTCAAGAGGCAGGTTGACGCGGAGCCAGGGGAGGACAGGCCCGTATTCTGGGTTGAGCAGCCGACCGCACAGGTCGTCTTCGTGCCATCGGGTCATGATGATGACCACGATCGCGCCGGGGTGGATCCGCGTTGCGATGGAGTCGACCCACTCGTCCCAATGCTTGTCACGGATCGTCTGGGAGTTGGCCTCCTCGCGGTTCTTGATCGGATCGTCGATGATGATGCAATCGCCGAGGGACGATCCCGTAATTCCAGACATGATGCCGCGGGAGATCATGCCGCCGCGCGTCTTCCTTCCGGTAGAGTCCGTAACTTCCCACTCGCCCTTGGCATTTGTGTCCGTGGAGATGCGGATTCCGAATAGATCCTCTCCATGCTCCTTAATCTTGTCCTTGTTCTTGCCGCCGAACTTTTCCGCAAAGCGATCGTTATAGCTGACCTCGATGCAGCCCTCCTCCGGGAACTTGCCGAGGAAGAAGCTAGGGAAGGTCTCCGTAATATGCATGGACTTTCCATGCTGCGGCGGGACGTTGACCATGATGTATTGGTCTTCGAACGGCAGTTCTCCGGCCTTCATAAGCTGCCGGCGCCGAACGGCGTCGCCTAAGACGTTGGCGATGTGCTCCCCGTGCCGCGTGTACCGGTACATTGCCCCGTGCGTGTATTGCACGTAGGCGTAATAGTCCTGGGACGCCAAAAAGCGCTCCTCAGCTTCCAGGAGCGCGATCAGTTCCGATTCCTCTGCGGCGGTTAAGTTCATCGATGCGGGCCCTCCTTTGCTCTGGGCTCAGGTTGCCGACGTCCTGGCTCGTGTTGTCCAGGCCGCCCGACAGCTCCACCCTGTCCCTGAACATGCCGAGATGCCGAGCCACGTTCTCGAGCGCCTTGCCCTGGTCCTGCAGCTTCACCTCGACGCCGGCCTGAGTCTGCTTGACGCCGGCGTACAGCATGCGGGCTTGGGGTGGCAGCTGGCGCGTGTCTTCGAGATGCAGGTCCAGGCGACCTTCCCCGGAGCAGATCGGGCAGCGAGGGTTGGGGGCGGAGAGCCGATTGAAGCCAAAGCCGCCTTCGCACGAAGGAATATCCGGGGGCTTGTCGCTCAATTCAGCTTCCCGCTCCGCGGGGCGGACAGCGTCCTCGTATTCGGCGGCATCGCGCCATTGGTACGCGTGCCCGATGCCGTAGCAATGCCGACAAGCTAGGCGGCGCAGGTGCATGATCTCGTTCGGATCTGCGGTCGCGATGGCCCACCAGCGCTGTAGGACCATGTCGGCCGTGATCTCAGTCCGGCGGGCCCGCTCAGACATCGCGGCCTGCAATTCTCTCTGAATATCAGGTTTAGTCAGGTTTTCTTGTCCCACCGACCTCGCCGTCTTCTTGCTATATCCTGCACGGATGGCCGCCTGGGTAGCGTTGAGATCGACAAGGTATTCAGCAACGAATTTTTTCTGCTTTGCAGTCAACGCCACATAAGCGGCCTCCTTTCAAACATGCGATCATAATTCACAAAAAAAAAATTACAAGAAAAAGGAGCCGCCCATAACTGGCCAGCCCCTCTCCTGAGACGATTCGTATGATACCACTTTAACACGGGTTGACAGGCTCTGTGTTCTCAACTTATTCGCATTTCATTCGCAACTTTTTCGCACTCCTACGCCATCAGCTTTTGAAACTCAAGCTGGGCCTTCCGGTGCAGCCGGTAATATCCGTCCTTCGAGATGCGCATCGTTCGGGTGACCTCATCCCAGCGCTTGTCCTCCATGTACCGTAGCCGCAGCAGCCTGGCGCAATCCGGCTTGTAGCCGGCCAGCGCCTCCAGCACGGCATCGACCCGGCGGAGCTCTGCCTGCAGGTCCTGTGCCTCGGCCAGACGCTCCAGCAGCATGTCCAGATCGTCCGTGCCGGCGCCGCGCGCCTCGATGACCCGCTTGATCTTGCTACGCAGTTCCTGCAGCTGTCCGCTGTCCTCTGGATCCGCGCCCTGCACCGGCACCGCGGCCAGCTGTGCGAGGGTGCCGACCGGGTAGCGCGTTAGGTACGCATGCGCCGTCGCCTCGAGGCGCAGCTCCTCGCCCGTCAGGTACATGTAGCTTGGTTGTCCTCTCAGCTTGCGGTGCAGCTGCTGGAGCTGGTCATCCTCGCTCAGCCGGCTGATCGTGATTCCCACGCCTACTGGCACGGCGTCCAGCGCTTTGATGCGGGCCTGCTTGGCCCGGTAGCTTGTCAGCAGCTCGATGGCTTGTTGCTCAGTCAATTCAGCCCCTCCTCTCGTCATTCTCCGGCCGCGTACAGGTAGATCAGCTTGCGCACACGAGTCATCTCGCCGATCGCCCGATCTAGTAGCTGCGCCTCAGTTGCCGGCTCCGGACGCGCGGCGCGCTCGATCGTCTGCAGCAGCATTGCCTTTTCGGTCTCTGCCGTGTTCAGCTGCTCCTCGAGATGCTTGACGCGCTCCTGCAATCTCTCCTGCGCCGCGTTGTGGGCCTCGTAGGCGTTGCGCCGCAGCTGCGCATGCTGCTCGTGCTCCGCCTTGAGGCGCTCGATCTCCGCCTGCTGCTTCTCGGCAGCCTCGCCGGCCAGCGCCACGAAGGAGGCGTTCTGGTGTTCAAGCTCCGCTATCCGCTGCCTGGCCTCTTCGAGCTCCCTTTTCGCCGCAGCCAGCTTGGCGGCTGCGGCATCCTCCGGCTTGGAACCCGGAGGTCCAAGTCGATTGTACACGGTCGACTCCCCGACATTGTGCTCCTCTGCGATTTGCTTGATCGTCTTTCCGACGCTCCGCTCAGCCTGGATCTGCTCCGCCGTAAGCGTGATTTTCGGTTTGGCCATTTTCGTTCCTCCTCCGTCCAGTTGAATTGGTTTCTTCCTTGGCCTGGCTTCAGACGCAAACTCCTCGCCCAGCGCTCGGATTCTGATGCCGATAGGACACTCACTACCGCAATACTTGGCAAGTCGGGTTTGATTCGGACCCAGCTCGCGCTTTTTGGGGCACCTCTTGCAATTAGCGTCCTGCAGCACGTCGATCTCCCGCACGATCCTCGCCCGACTCATCCGCTCCTCACCTTCTCGATCCGCGCCTTGACGGCCTCCATCAGCGCATCTTGGCCGGCGGCTTTGCTCTCCAGCGCCGCGACCGCCTCCTCGTCCATCGTGCCTTCGGCCACCAGCCGCATGACGACGATGCTGCGTGTCTGGCCCTGGCGGTGGACGCGGGCATTGGCTTGCTGGTCCTCTTCCAGGCTCCAGATCTGATCGAACCACACGACCGTCTGGCAGCTCGACTCCTGCAGGTTGAGGCCGTGGCCGGCGCTCTTTGGGTGCAGCAGCAGCAGCGGGATCTCGTCGGCGTTCCAGGCGCGGATGTCCTCGTTGCCGTCCTTGCCTTTGCGCAGCGTCCGCGCTTGCGGGATGCGCTGCTGGATCCGGGCGAGGCTGTGCTGGAAGTCGTAGAAGACCATGACCGGCTTGCCCTGTGCGGCCTCGACGATGTCCTCCAGCGCGTCCAGCTTGGCATCGTGAATCGGCTTGACCCCGCGATTCTCGTCGTAGACGGCGCCGCTGGCCATCTGCCGCAGCTTGTTGCTCAGGACGGCGGCCGTCTGCGCGACGACGTCGGCGTCGACGTATTCCAGCAGCAGCTCCTTCTCCAGCCGCTTGTACAGCTCCGCCGCGGCGCCGCTCATCCGGATCGATACGGTCCGGTCGATGCGCTCCGGCAGCTCCAGCCAGTCCGCCGCCTTCATCGACACCGCGATGTCGCTGATCGCCTCGTAGATCCGCTCTTCGGCCTCGCGCTTCTGGCGCCATTCGTAGACGACGTGGCCGCTGCGAGATCCGGCGGTGAAGTAGCGGTCCCGGAAACCGGTGATCGTCTTGCCGAGGCGGTCGCCCTGATCCAGCAGGTAGACTTGCGGCCACAGGTCCATCAGGCTGTTCGGCGCCGGCGTGCCGGTTAGGGCGACCAGCCGCTTGATGAACGGACGGACGCGGCGCAGCGCCTTGAAGCGTTTGGCCTGCGGATTCTTAAAACTCGACGATTCGTCGACCACCACCATGTCGAACGGCCACTTGCTGCCGTACTCGCCGACCAGCCACTCGATGTTCTCGCGGTTGACCACCCAGATGTCGGCCTCGGTCTTCAGCGCCCGCCGGCGGGCGTCGGCGCTACCCAGCACCTTGCTGATCCTCAAATGCCGCAGATGGTCCCACTTGCTCGCCTCGCGGGCCCAGGTGTCGTCGGCGACCCGCAGCGGCGCGATGACCAGCACCCGCTCAACCTCGAAGTAGTCGTTCAGCAGCTGGTCGATCGCCGTCAGCGTGGCGACCGTCTTGCCGAGGCCCATCTCCAGCAGCAGCGCGATGTACGGCGTGTACAGGATGCGATCCGAGGCGTAGTCCTGATACGGATGCGGGTGGTACTTCACTCGCTCACCTCCTGGATGAACCGTTTGATGGCCTCACGGCTGTCGATCGTGTAATGCCGGTGCCCCATCTCCTGAAGGATCCGCGCCCAGCGCACCTGCAGCGGGGCGAGTCGGCCGCCCGGTGCTTTCATCTCGACGAATGCGATCCGTCCTCCTGGCAGCAGGACGATCCGATCGGGGACGCCGGCTTCACCTGGCGCGGTCCACTTCACGGCGCGGCCGCCTGCAGCTCTGACCTCGCGGACCAGCATACGCTCCAGCTCTGATTCTCTCATGTCGACCTCCTATCTCAGCGTTGCCGAAGTTGACGTCTTCGCGCACGTAGCGCTCAAATGCGTGTTTAACTTATGTGCGCCTCTCTCGCGTATGGGTTAAATATTACTTTTACTACTACTATTGTTTTTACGGCAACCTTGGCAACCATACCCGGAAAGCCGCGTCAATACTCGGCTAAACACGGTTGCCTTCGATCCGGATTGATGGCAACTTCGCGGCAACCTTGGCAACCGGGCTCGGCAACCTCGGCAACCTCTCGGCAACCTTCACGGCAACCGCTCGAAGACGCGCTGAACGCCATAGACGGGCATCTTCGCCTTCCCCTTGCGCTCCACCCATCCGGAAGCTTTACGAAGGATATCCATGATCTCCTTGCCTTCCCAGGCGCGCATGTCGCCGCGATGCTTGCCGAGGCACTCCACCCAGATCTGGGCCGCGCAGACGCGCTGCCGCTGGCCCGATGGCCTGTCCATCTCATCGGATTCCTCCGTCTCCAGCCACTCCAGGATCATGCCTTCGCGCGGATCGTGCTCCATGTGCGCCGCTTGCTGGCGCTCCGCCTCCATGCGGGCGTCGCTGTCCAGCTCCAAGGCTTCGCCCGCCCTGTACCAGCTCACCACCTCCGCCCAGATTTGGCTGACCTCGTCGTCGCCAAGATGGTCCCAGTGGCTGAGCTCCGCCCGCTCCGGCAGCACCTCGATCGGCCAAAACCGCCGATTGCCGGTGGCGTCCCGCAGGAACTCCCGCGTGTTTGTCGTCCCGAAGAAGACGCATTTTCGGGGGAACTCGGACACCTGCCGATCGTAGGCGACGCGGTACCGGTCCTCGGTCTTGGACAAGAACGCCTTGACCTCCTCGACCTCCGCCCGCTTCAGCGCCGACAGCTCGCCGATCTCGAAGATCCAGCCCGACTGCAGGTGCTCGCCGGCCTCCTTGTTCTCGAACGTCCGCAAACTGTCCGAGAACCATTCCCGGCCCAGCTTTGCCAGCAGCGAACTCTTGCCGGCGCCCTGCGGCCCCACCAGCACCAGCATCTGGTCGAACTTGCAACCCGGTCGGTACAGCCGCGTCACGGCGGCCAACAGCATCTTGCGCGTCGCCTGGCGGACGTAATGCGTGTCAGCCGCGCCAAGGTAGGCGACGAACAGGCGCTCCGCCCGCGGCACGCCGTCCCAGCGGCCGGCTTCGATGTACGACTTTATTGGGTGAAACGTGTTTCGGTGGACGACCTCCGTGAACGCGTTCTGGATCGTCTTGCCCGAGTTGATAGCGTACGCCTTGCTGAACCAGTGCTGCAGCCGCTTGTCGTCCGCGCCGAGCCACGGCTCATACGCACGTCCCGCCCGCTCTCGTTCGCGCCACGGCAGCGCCCGCCGGACGACCTCGGAGTTGCCGAAGGCGTCGTAGGCCAGCACGCCGCGCCAGACGCCATGCGAGAGGATCAGCTCTGCGTTGCCGGCTGTCGGCAGTGGAACACCGGTCTTGTGATGGGTCTCCAGCTGCTCGACCCAGGCGTCATCCTCATCTGGCTCTAGGTCATCCGTCGCCGGCTCCGCATCGATGTCGCCGAACGCCTCCTGGATCTCGGCCATCTTCGCCCGCTTGATCTCCGGCCGCGCCGCGACAAAGTGCTCCATCGCCAAGTGACTCGGCTTTTTCGCATCCGGCGTGTGCTCCTTGACCCGCTCGTCCAGTTGCCCGAATTTATGGACACGGACCAGGTCAAACAGATTGTAAGTCCGGCCATCGGCAGCCGGGTCGCTGTCCTGATGGCTGAACGCCAGATCCTGCTCCGGATAGATCTCGAGTCCGTTCGCGGAGGATCCGCCGGCGTAAGTGTAGCGATTCGGCATGCTGCCAGGCGAGTAGACGTCGGCGAGGAACGTGTCGATGCCCTCCTCGATCGTGAACGTCCGGCAGAACAGCCCGATCGTGCCCTGCTTTTCGCGCGGATCCTGCGCGCGCTTTGCGGCGAGTGCTGGCGCCTTGTCGCCCGCATGCCGCGGCCACGCCATGACGTCCCGCCAATCCGCGTACATCGCCAGCACGGCGTCGACGTCAAGCAGCCCCCCATCGGCAAGATGCAGCTCCGGCTCCGCGTCCTTGGAGCAGCTGGGCAGGTACATGAGCCGGTGGACGTCGAACGTCGTCTTGTCCATGTACTCCATGCCGATCTGCTCCGCTAGCTTGCGGGCGACGGCCGCATACTCGTCGGGCGACAGCGGCCGGCTGCAAGGCGCGATCAGGCGATACTTCGGCGCCGCCGGCCGGTGGCTATGCGTCGAGTAGATGGCGTAGGCCGTGCCGCCGAGCACCAGCTCGACCGAGAAGAGGAAGCTGTCGTCCGCCCGGTCGATGTCAAGCGTGATCAGGCTGCGCGTGTCGACGTTCTCCTTCTTGCGGCGGCCGCCGCGGACGAGCCCGCCCACGAAAGCCGGGCCGTCCTTTACTTTGCCGCGCTCGGCGTTCGACATCTTGTCGTATTGCGCCATCGTCTCCGCCGTCCGGCGGACGCGCTGCAGCCGCTCGACGAACTCGGCCCAGGTCAGGTATTCAGGTTTCCACGAGACGTCGGCGCGGTGCTTGCCGAAGCTGATATCGAGCTCGATGTCTTGCATAGGTTCACTTCCTTAGGCCGGTTGTGCGATCTTGATCTTGCTGCGCTTCTTCTTCTCGGTGAGCTTAGCTTTCTCGAACGCCGCGACGAAGGCGGCGACGTCCGGCGGCGGCGGGGCGTTCTTCATCCCTCGGCACTGGACGATCCTTGTGCCGGATACCTCCATCGTATGGTAGGGCTCGTCCAGCGCCGCCGCTCTCCGGATGAGGAGGATCGTCGTCTCGCCCTTGGCGTAGCGATCGGCGTACCCGCCGACGCAGTGCGATAGGGCCTTGCCCTCATCGAAGAGCTCGACGCTGCTGACAGCCGGCCGGATGATGAGTCCGTCACGCTCGAAGCCGTAACGCTTCAGCAGCTCCGGTAGCCGTTCGGCGATCTGCTTGTTGACGCGTTCGTCGTTCACGAGCTTCAGCGCACGACCCGCGAGCTGATGCGCTTCGTGGAGGTTGTTCGGAAAGAGGACACCGGGCCTGGTGATGTCGCGGCCGAGCTCGCGGCACTCCCGGAGGTAGTCGCGCCAGTCAATCAGCACGGGCGAGCCGGCCGAGTAGCGGCGCGGATCCCGACGCGCTTGCTTCGCGATATATTTTTTGAGGACAGGCAGCGGCGCGTGTTCGCTCAGCGCCGTCAGTCGCTCTGCATTGAAAGGGTCGACAAGATCGCAGAGCGTCCGCGCCTCCTCCCAGCTGTAATTGGAACCGTCCTTTTTGGAGATCTGGTACGAGCGGAGCGCGCGCGGCCCGATCGCGCCGGCCTTGCGCATCTGCTTGATCTCGGCTTTGGTCAGGCGCAGCACGGCCTCAGGCGTCTTGCCGCGCCAGTTGATGGCGCCGTACGTCGAGCCGCCCGTCAGCTTCGAGACGACAAAGCTGCGGAGCCCGGCCTTGGTGAGGAACTCCATGACGTCGCCGTAGCGCGCCGCCAGGTCGAACGTCTTGACGTAGTCGTTGACCTCGTAGCTCTCCCACATGCAATACCGAAACGGCGTGCCCTCGACCGCTCGCCGGATGTTGGCTCGGCTGTGGAAGCAGGGCTTGTAGTCCATCGACCGCTTCGCCTCCGAAAAGACGCTTGATGTAGCCTGCCAGTTGATGTAGCGGCTCCAGTAGTCGCGGCGCAGCATGCGGCCGCCCTGACCCCACTCGAACAGATACATGGCGACGGGCTTGATGACCGTCTCGGTCTCGCGGTAGTTGCCGGAGTAGTCGCGCAGCATGTAAAAGCCACGCGCGATGATCGCCTGCGGGTCGATGGTCGACTTTTCGTACCAGATCAGGTACGCCTCGTCGATCAGCCTCTTCCGGCCGCGGCCGGACGCCTTGACCCGGCAGGCCGAGCGGCAGAACGGGCACTCCTCGATCTTGCCGTGCCGGAGCCCGTCGCTGTGGTGCTCGAGCTTGCAGTGCGTGCAGTATGCGATCTGCTGCCTGCCCTCCCGGCTGGTGAAGAGGTACCGGCTGCTGGCCAGCACCTCGTCCGTGCAGTAATCTCGGATCTCATCGCTGATGTCGGAGGGGAAATGCCGCATGAACTCGTTCTCATAAAATCGGTTCTGCTTCGACATAATGACCCCCTACCCGAGCAGCGCATCGAAGTCGAAGTCTTCATCCTCTTCGACCTCTGGCGCCGATGGCGTCTCCGGCTTGGCCTCAGCGGGCGGAGCTGCGGGCGCTGGGGTGGCTGGGGCCGGCACAGGCTCGGCGAAGTACTTGACGACGATCGCAAAGCCATCCGCATCCGAGAGGACGGCAACGTTGCCGACCTTCTGCTTTTCGGCGGCCTTGCGCATGCTGTCCAGGCTGCGCGTGATGGACTTGCTCTCGGCCAGGACGTGGACGGCGAAGCTCGGGTCAGCCTCCAGGTGCTGCAGCAGGAACTCGCCGATGACCTTCACGTAGCCTTCGTTTTTCGCGCTGGCCATCTCGGCCTTGATCTTCTCAATTGCCTTGTCGAGACTCATTTCTCATCATCCCTTCTATTTGTATTTAGGAGCAGTTTCCGTTCAGGATACAGACATCGGCCGACAGCTTGATGACTGCAGGCAGGTTCGGATTTACGGGCTCGAAGCCAGTCAGATCAACGCCCAGCTCCTGCAGCTGGCGATATGCCTTGTCGCCGCTGCGGCTGCCTTCTACGATGGCCAGCACTTCATCCGAGACCTTGACCAGCGCCTTGTACTCCTTGATCACCGGGGCAATCGAGCTTTCCACGATGCTGTATGCTTCCTCAAGGCCATCATGCAGGCCATTGGTTCCGAGATCGAGTAGATTCGTACGCGCCCAAATAGCATTTTCCTGAATAATATCTCGACGCATTGCTGTAAGGTGGCGCCCAATATCTCCGACCAGCTGCGAGAAATTCCATGCTTTTGCGTACCTCGGATGTCGCTCTTGTACAGCAAGCAGGGCTGTATGCAAGCTGGACGCGCTCCGTTCGATCGGATCGAGATCCTTATATAGCTGGTGTATGACCGGCGTAAAAGCGACTTTCAGCGCGTCTAGAACCTCTTTTTTCAATTCCGCCTTCCGTTTCAATGCTTTCGCATTAATGAAATCGTATAGATCAGCTTTTCGAATCGCCACAGGAACGGCCTCCCTCAGTCTTTTTGATAGAATTCGCACTCGAACCCCGCTGCCGCAAGCGGCAGCCCAGGCGCCCAGTCGATCGGCTCTCCCATGAGAGCCGTGACCCGCTCCAGCAGCCCGTCGTCGCTATCTGCATCGATGACCACCTCGTCGTGAACGTGCATGACGATCTCCAGCCCTGCACGATCAAGCCGCAGCAGCGTCTCCGCCAGGCAGTCCCGCGCGATCGCCTGCACCAGGTTCTCCACCAATCGGCCGCCATAGGTCCGCTGCTTCTCCCACTTCTTCTTGACCTGATCCATGCCCCAGAAGCTCAGGCATTCTTTTTGAAACGGCTCTTTGTCCTTCGGCCGAATCGTCTCCATCTTCACTTCCGGCTGCACGTAGGCGAGGCTGCGACCGCTCGGCAAGTCAGCAAACAGGATGCCGCCGGCGTAGCGATACTGGATGCCGTGCTTCAGTTTAACCGTGGACTTCGTCCGCACGGCTTCGATCGCCGCCTCCTCCGCCGCATACCACAGCTTCCGGATGTTCGGATTTGCATCGCGCCATTGCCGCACGAGCCGCGGATACTCCTCTGGATCGATTTCCCTCTTGCTGTCCATAGCCTCGAGCGCGCCGGCGCCGCCCTGGAAGCCGCACGCGAGCTCTGCGACCTTGCCGAACGGCCGGTATTTGTAGTTGTCATGCCCTTTCACGATCGTCTCGAGCGGAACGCCGAACATACGGGACGCTGTCGCTTCATAGATGCGGCCGTGCGTCCGGAACACCTCGAGCTTCCACTCCTCGTCCGCGATCCAGGAGATGACGCGGCCCTCAATAGCCGCGAAGTCGTCTACGATGAAGCGCCGCCCTTCCGATGGAACGAAGGCCGTCCGGATCAACTGGGAGAGGACGAACGGCGGCGGGCCGAAGAGCAACTCCAGCAGCTCGAACTCCCCCGCCCGCAGCAGCTCCCGCGCCAGGGCGAGATCGGGAATCTTGTTTTGCGGCAGG